GGTGACTCATCGCGGCTCCTGCAAAGGTGCCTGAGCGTTGATGAGGTCTTGTGAGTTCGGTCAAATACTTAGGTACACTAAGCAACATTTCTGTTGCGTGCATACCTAAAAGTGCGTAAGAGTATCCTGTGGGTCTCTTGATCATACAATGATCGAGGGATCTGCAGTTCACTCATTGATTTTTCGGGAGGCTTCGTGATGGAACCATGGTGTGGTTTCTTCTCGAGGTTCTCCCTCTTTATGTCTTTCCGCCAAGGAATTCCTATCGTTTGATAGAAAACCTTGTCGGCGGTGCCTTCGTACCTGTGGAGCCAAGACTCCACAGATCCTTTGTCCACCAAGCTGCATACTGTCAATCCTTCTCCGTACGTCTGTACGAAGGCGGATGATAGTTCATCATCGAATGCGAGTTCCATCGACTTACACCAAGTGTTGACTTGGAGATAGTGGACACAACTCATTCTGAATACCCAGGTGTCCGGGAATTTGTTCAGCGCTAGTCTGTACAATTTCAGGTCATCTGTTACAATTATAAAGATGTCCGATCCTCCTCTATCGATTTGTTGGAGGATGATCGGATCATCAGAGATTATATCTGTGGGCGGAAGGTCGTACTCCTCATTTCTGAGAAGTGCGGTCTTCGCACCCATGAACCATTGCCAAAGGAGTAGGCCCTGTTCCTCATACTGAGTATCAGGGCGCACTCTTTTTCTAAATCTGCTTATGAGTGGGAACTTAGAATCTGAGACCACGAGGGGATCCCCTTGTCTCAGCTTCTCAAGTGCCTGGTAAACGTACAAGTTTTCCTCCTTACCTATGTTCAATCGGTAAGGACACTCTCTGTAATCCTGTGAGAACCTGCTAACGATCTCTCTGCGTTCAGAGGGATCGATGTCAGGTGCTGCAACCATTTTTGATTTTACCACCTCAAATAAGTCACGTTTCGTGTCTTGTTCGAGTTGTTCTAATCTTTCTTGAAATAGATAATACTTGCTTATCTTACTCTCCGGAATAAGATATCCAAGTGTTATCAACTTTAGTAAAACACCCTCGGGATAGTCTGCCCATTGGTCAGACTTCACGACGATGTACCGACGTATAGGATCATCTCTTGGAATTTCAATCAATTCCACGAGCATCTCCTTATCAAAGTGATTCGACTCTTTGAGGGCACCTCTGTAACCAGTGATGCCCACAATTCCGTCGTTTATTTCTTTCATGCATTGGATGTAGTACTTGGCGTGCCAAGGCCTACATCTATCCATGATATTCATCCATGAATCGATCGACCAGAAGGGTGGGGCACGCCCCACCCCATTCACTTGTCTCGGAAGAAACAAGGGAGTCTGGTGATCTATAGTAGCCAACGTGACATCCTGGAAGGCTGAAGCTATCGAGTAGATAGTCGCAGCCGGTCCAGGGTCACTCCTGTGAAAATATTCCTGATCATGACCTAAGAGGGTGACTTTCCCTCTTGGATCAGATGAGAAATCTGGTCTGTCTTTTGATGTCGCTATCATACAACGTACCTTTGGTACGTCGAGATAGGGAATCAGGAGCGAATTTTTGAACCGCGTGCCCCAATCACAAGTGTTAACTTGAGAGACGGGTACGTGAAACCACTCCTCGCAGTAGGTCATCCAATCTTGGGTGACCGCCTCATCGAGGGGTGATCTTTCATAGCCTAGCATAGCCGCTGCTTCTGAGTGCGCCTCAGCATACTCAGGATCGTCGGTTATTGCAACTGTATCATCACCATTTCCTTCTTCGAAGGCGATGGCCCCGGTTTTCAACTTCGCGTAGAGGTCGCAAATCGGGTGAGCTAGAGAAAGGTTAGTTTTGGTTAGGGGATCCCCCATGGGGATTCCCGAGAGCATGACTCCCACCATTACGCCTTTCAACATAATTTCTTTGGGCCCAACCCAGTACTCCATCAACGCGTTGATAGTGTCCTGGTCTAAGCCACACTTCCTTAGTAAGGTCCCAGTCACCGCATGGGCCTGCTCAACAGCAGGTCCATCCGTTGCCTTTGACCAATCAGTAGAATACCCATAGATTCGAGGCATCTTGAACACCCAGTTCAAGCCGTC